GCCATCAGTAATGGCGGGTCTTATGAGTATCTGCTTACCAAAGATGTGAATTTTATTCGCGAGGCATATCCGGCATCGGCGACGACCGGGGCGCCGAAGTACTACGCCATCTTTGATAACGATGCTCTCATCCTTGGGCCAACGCCCGATGCGAACTACACCAGTGAGCTTCATTACCATTACAAACCCGCATCGATTACCAGTGTCTCCCCCAGTTGGCTCGGCACCAATGCGCCCGACGTATTGCTGTATGGCTCGCTGGTAGAAGCTTACGTCTTCCTCAAGGGAGAACCGGATTTGTTGCAGCAGTACATGGAACGTTATGAAACCGCCTTGCAGCTTTTGATCGTGGAAGCCGACGGCAAGGATCGTACCGATGCGTACCGATCGGGCCAGTTGAGATTGAAGATCGCTTAATGGAAAAGCTTGATCATGTGGCCCTCTTAGGGCTGGGCCATAGCCAGTTGGACTATCACCTGTCGATTACACACAGCGAAGAGTACGACGAGGTATGGGCGGTGAACTCCATGTGTGCGGTGGTGAAGGCGGATCGGGTTTTTATGATGGACCCGGCTTCACGCTTCTTTGACAGCGAAGATGCTGGCGGTCAAACGGAAGTGATGCGGAAGACGCTGCCGACGCTGACCTGTCCGGTGTATTCCTGTGAGTTGGACAAGCGTGTGCCTGCGATTGAGCTGTATCCGCTGGAAGAGATTGTCGGGGATTTGGGTTGCGGTTATTTCAACAACACCATCTCCTATGCGATCGCATTTGCCTTATGGAAAGGTGTGAAGCAGCTCAGTGTGTTTGGCGTTGATTTTACCTACTCGACTAATATTCATTATGGCGAGTTAGGGCGTGCCTGTTGTGAGTTCTGGTTGTCCCGCTGCATGGTGGCTGGCATGGAGGTAGGGGTTGCTCCCCGGTCGCCGTTATTGGATACCAACGTGGCGGAGAAGGAACGGCTTTATGGTTACCATCGCTTAGAGAATCCACCCGTGGTTTACGTGGAAGAAGGTAACCTAAAGGTGACACCATTCTCTGAAATCGAGCAGGAAGAAGAAGTCGTGGTGTCCATTCATGGACGTCAGGACAACATGAAGGTTACCGGGCCAGTCGAGCCAACGAATTACTGATGCTGCAAGTTGATTTAGAAACGTCGGTAGGCAATCTGGGCGTTGAGACCACGCATTATCGTGGTCATACCCCGGAAGAATGGGCCAAGATGGCGGCGAACAGGATTGTGAGTATTAGCAATACAGCCCCCGAACCCCTTCGGCAGCAGGCGCATGCGTTTAAGGAACAGGTGGAAGTATTGCTTGCGGATTACATGCACAAGGCTGTTGATAGTCATATGTGTACGGTAGGGAATTTTCTCGAACAACAAGGCCACGGTGATATGGCCGCAATTCTTAGGAGGCTGTAATGGCGATCACACAGGCAATGTGTACAAGCTTCAAGAAAGAACTCTTGCAAGCCAAGCACAACTTTTCCACGGGTGGAAACACGTTTAATCTGGCGCTGTACACCAGCTCAGCCACGATGAGTGCTACCACCACGGCGTATAGCACGTCGCAGGAAGCGACGGGCACGAACTATACGGCTAAAGGTGGAACGCTAACTAAGGTTGAACCGACGACTTCGGGCACCACGGCGTTTACCGACTTTGCGGATTTAACCTTTGGTACCGCAACGATTACTGCCAGAGGCTGCATGATCTTTAATGACACGGCTACGGGAGACCCTTCTGTCGCAGTGTTTGATTTCGGCGGTGATAAAACCAGTACGGCTGGCAGCTTTACCATCACGTTTCCCACAGCGGATGCCAGCAATGCGGTGATCCGCATAGCCTAGCGAGCGCAATGTGGCGAATATTACAGGCTGGGGGCGTGGCACATGGGGCAAAGGGACGTGGGGTGAACCTATCCCCGTCGAGCTTACCGGTGTTGCGGGCACAGGTTCAGTCGGTACCCTCACGGCTACTGGCGGCGCGACTGTTGTTGAAACGGGGCTGGCGGGCACTGGCGCTGTCGGAACGCTTGTTGCAACCGGCATCGCGAATGTTAGTCCTACTGGCGTTTCGGGTACTGGAGCGGTTAGCTCGGTTACGGCGAGTGCAGCGGCCACTGCGCCGGTCACGGGCCTCGCGGGTACAGGCGCGGTTGGCACGCTCCTGGCGGCAGGGTTTGCGGTCCATGGGGTCAGTGGTCATGCGACCACGGTTGCGCTGGGCGAGGAAACCGTTACTGGTGATGCGAATGTTTATCCAACGGGCGTGGCAGGCACGTCGGCACTTGGCTCCATTGGGATCGTTAGTAACAACATTATTTCGGTCACTCTCGATGCAGCTACCAGTGGGCTTGGATCGCTTACGGCGACGGGTACGGCGGCAGTTGTACTTGAGGGGCTTGTTGGAACGACAGGAACGACACATCTCCTCGTCTGGGGAGAGGTAGACGATAGTCAAACTCCGAATTGGAGTGAGATTTCAGATTCACAAACACCGTCATGGTCCGGGGTGGATACATCCCAAGACCCTGACTGGAAAGAAGTAGCTTAGAGGATATGTATGGCGACTTATAGCAATCTTAATGTGAAGCTCATTGCCACTGGTGACGAGAGTGGTACGTGGGGAACATCCACCAATACCAACTGGGATATCGTTGACCAGGCTATTGCGGGTTATGCCTCGATTGCGCTGTCTGATGCGGATGCGACGTATACCGCGACAGCGGGTGCGGCGGCTGATATCCGTAACATGGTGCTTACCCTTACCGGCACGTTGACCGCTAACCGCACACTGACGATCGCTCCGAATACGATGGAGAAAGTTTGGATCGTCAAGAACAGTACCAGTGGTAGTAAGACGGTTACCTTCAGTCAGGGTACTGGGGCGAATGTCATCATCCCGAATGGTGGCGTCAGAATTATGTACACCGATGGGGCAGGCTCGGGTGCGGCAGTAGCTGACCCGATCGGCCTTCTTGGCGGCACCGGCAATATTGCCCTCGGTTCAGGAGCTATGGGTGTGGCCCTCACCTCCGGCACGGATAACGTCGCCATTGGTGAGAACGCGCTGGATGCAGTGACCACGGGAACGGATAACACCGGGGTCGGGGACAATGCTGCTGGGGCGGTATCGACAGGTGCCGACAATACTGCTGTAGGTAGCGGAGCTTTACTCACAGAAGATACGGGTACTCGTAATACTGCCGTTGGTTCTACCGCTCTAGGCACTCTTAATTATGATGGCGCTGGATATAACACAGCCGTTGGATATGCGGCAGGAACAGCAGTAACCACAGGCACATACAACACTCTTGTTGGCGGTTTAGCAGGTGATGCCTTGACGGACGGAGAGTCTAATGTCGCTATTGGTTACGGAGCTTTAAGCACAGAAGACCAAGCAGATGCAAATGTGGCTGTCGGTGTTAACGCATTAGCCACTCAAAATGTAAGTACGGGTGAATCTTATAATACTGCTGTAGGACAAAATGCAGGTAGATATGTAACCACAGGCGTTCAGAACACTCTTATAGGTGGTTTAGCTGGCGATGCTCTTACGGACGCTGATTACAATGTTGCGGTTGGTGCAAATGCATTAAGTGCGGATACTTTAGGAAGTCGCTCAACAGCAATAGGTTTTAACACGTTAGCAGTTCAAAACTTCACCACTGCTACCAACGCATACAACGTGGCAGTAGGTCATAATGCAGGTGTAGCTGTTACTACAGGTACTTACAACACCCTAATAGGTTCGCTTTCAGGTCAGGCAGTAACCACAGGCGTTCAAAATACCTTAGTAGGTGGGGGAGCCGGTGATGCTCTTATTGACGCTGACGCAAATGTTGCTGTTGGTTATTTAGCATTAAGTGCTGACACTTATGGTTCTAAGGCTGTTGCTATAGGTCAACAAGCCCTAGCCGCACAAAACAATACAACTGCTACTGATTCTCACAATGTAGCCATTGGGTATCAAACAGGTCTTACCGTAACCACAGGTGGTGGCAACGTCTTAGTTGGTGCCTTGGTAGGAGATGCAATGACAGTTGGAAATAGCAATGTTGCTATTGGTCATAATGCCTTAACTACTGAAGTTGCAGGAGATAGAACCACAGCAATTGGTTTTCAAGCATTAGCTCTTCAAACTAATGCTACTACTACAGATGTCTATAACGTAGCTGTTGGCTATAACACAGGCTACTCAATGACCACCGGTGTAAAAAACGTAGCAGTTGGTTCGTTTGCTTTAGATGCATCCGATACTGGACAAGAAAATACCGCAATAGGGCATCAATCTCTTACTGCGGATACTGCAGGTAATAGAAACGTAGCAGTAGGGCATTTATCTCTTGGAACACAAAACTTTACGACAGCTACTTCTGTTTA